GGAACTAAAGAAAATGCACCACAAACGGCGGTGTAAGGAGTAGATATGGCAGTTTTATATTCTCCAGATGGCAAAGATAGCATTGATGCACATATAGACCAGGTGGAGTATTTAAAAAGTAAAGGTTGGACTGAGGAGAAATCTAAGTCTGTAAGTAAAAAAAATAAAAATAGCGAGGAATAGAAATGGCAACACACGCAGGTAAAAGCGGGCTAGTTAAAAATGGCTCAAACACTGTAGCAGAGGTTCGCACATGGACTATCAATACAAATGCTGACGTTATAGAAGATACAGCTATGGGAGATACGGCTAGAACGTACCTTTCTGGTTTAACTTCTGCTGATGCTTCAATCGATGTTTTTTGGGATGAAACAGATACAAATGGGCAGGTTGCATTAGCACCTGGAACATCTGTAACTTTGGTTTTATATCCAGAAGGCGCTGATTCTGGTGATGTGTACTACACTGGTACAGCAATCGTAACTTCAAAATCCATAACAGGATCTTTTGACGGTATGGTTGAAGCTAGTATAAGTGCTACCTACACAGGCGCAGTAACCACGTCATCGGTTTAATAACATGAGCGCAATAGATAGAGCGGTCGCCCACTTCAACGAACAAGAGATTAGATCTCTTAGCGTTGAAGAATGGGGCGATGAGAGTGGCCCATTAGTCATCTATGCAAAACCATTAACATTAAACGAAAGTCAAAAGTTATATAGGTTATCCAAAAACAATGAATTAGAACTGCTTGCTTATGCCCTTATACATAAGGCGTTAGATGGCAACGGTGAAAAGATGTTTACGATGGATGATAAACATAAACTTTTGAATAACGTTGATGTAACAGTTATGACTAGAGTTGGTTCCTGGATCATGGGAACTGACGATATGGAGACTGCTGAAAAAAAATAAATGCTGATGCGGATTTATTCGCCCAATACGCATTAGCAGACAGGTTAGGTAAAACATTAGAGGAGTTAGGGGCGATAACAGTAGATGAGTTTGTCGGTTGGATGGCATATTTAAAAATATTAGAGGATAAGAATAAACGTGGATAAGTTTAAGATGGTAATAAGCGCTGTTGATAAGTTCAGCGCACCACTAAAAAAAGCCACCGCAATGATCGGTAAGTTAGGATCTATAGCCGCAGGCGTGGGTAAAGGTCTAGCAAAAGTTGCAGTTGGTTTGACTGCCGCCGTAGGTGCTGTCTCTCTAGTAGTGGCTAAATATGTCGGTATGCTCGATGCAATCGGTAAAACGTCAGAAAAACTAGGTATAGATCCTTTATTTTTACAAAAACTAAGGTTTGCCGCAGAGCAAACAGGTGTAAAGGTAGAAGCCTTAGATATGGGTTTACAGAGGTTTATACGTAGAACCGCAGAAGCCGCCAGGGGAACTGGAGAAGCAAAACAAGCACTTGCAGATCTAAACATTAGTTTATTTGATAGTGACGGCAAACTAAGAGATGTAGAAAGCGTACTTTTTGACGTTGCAGATGCTATAGCTGACACTAAAGATTCTGCTGAACAAGTTAGATTAGCGTTTAAGTTCTTTGACTCTGAGGGTGTTGCCCTAGTATCAACTTTAAAAGGTGGTTCAGAAGGATTACGTGATTTCTTTGAAGAAGCTGAAAACCTTGGTCTTCTTATAAGCACTGACACTACAAAGAAGGCAGAACAATTTGCAGACAGTATAAACAGAGTCAAAAAACAAATTACTGCCATTGTTGCAGGTGTTGTAGGTGCTTTTTTGCCTGCGCTAGATCAATTATCAGGAAAACTTAGCGATACATTAAAAGCAAACAGAGACGCAGAAGGTACTTTTGACAGTCTAGGCAAATTAATCAAAGAAGAACTTGTAGAAACATTTGCAAGCCTTATAGAAATAGTAGGCAGTGTTGGACAAACAATAATTGAATTTGGTTCTTCCGTCGGCAAGGCTTTAGATGGTCTAGCTGTACCGTTGTTAGTTCTTAAAGGTAATTTTGCGGCCGCAGACGACGCTTTAGAAAGATTATTAGCACCACCAGAAACAAATGACTTTGAAGCTAGGATGCAAGCAATGGCAGATAAAGTACGTGGATTTTTTGAAGCAACAACAGATGCAACACAATCTGTTAATGAAATGGAAGAAACGGCTAAATCTTTATTTGATCTCTTTCCTGGCTTAGAAAGCTTTAGTGATGGTTTTGCAAAAGTATTTAATGAAGGTGCAGACAAATTTGCAGATCTAGAAAAGTTAGGTGAAAACGTAGCAAACACATTGGAAGCAGGTTTAACAGATGCCTTTATGAATATCAGAACAGGGGCAGAAGGCTTGAAAGACACGATGGATCAGATTGCTAAAGCCATCATCGCAGAATTGATAAGAATTTATGTAGTGCAACAAATAGTGGGAGCAGTAACTAGCTTTTTTCCAATACCAGGAAGAGAAAAAGGCGGCCCAGTAACAGCAGGTAGACCGTATTTAGTTGGAGAAAAGGGGCCAGAATTATTTGTGCCAGGACAAAGCGGCGGCATAGTACCTAATCATGGACTAGCTATGGCAAGTGGTGGTGATACTAACGTAAACATCACTTATGAGATCAAAGCATTTGATTCTAAAGGCGCAACGGCGGCTATAGCAGAACAAGCACCAACTATTGTAGGAATAGTAGAACAGTCATTTAGAAAGCGCGGTAAACGAGGGCCATTAGGATGAGCGGAACATTTCCAAGCACACCAAAACCAGTCAGCATAGAAGTACAAAGCGTTGAACCTACGCTTATTAGTGTTGCCAATAACTTACGTAGACAGGTTAGATCTAGAGGTGGGCAAAGATGGTTGTTCAAATGTATCTTCCCTCCCCTGGCTAGATCTGACTTAGATCCTATCTTTGCATTTAGCGTTGCACAACGTGGACAGTTTGAAACCTTTACCTGGGTGCCAACAACAATAGGCACAACCAGGGGCGCATCTAGCGAATCACCAGTGGTAAACGGTGCATTAGCCGCAGGTGTATCTTCTGCCGCTATAGATGGATTAACTGCAAGCACATCTAATATTTTAAGATCTGGTGATTTCTTTAAATTCTCAGGCCATACAAAAGTTTATATGGCCACAGCAGACATGAGCAGTGACGGATCTGGTGAAGCAACTTTAAGTTTTGCACCAAAGTTAGATAGCGCTGTTGCTGATAACGAAACATTAACGATCGCGTCTGTGCCTTTCCAGGTCGCTTTCTCAAGTGACAACAGACAATACACAACTGACGCATCAGGATATTACCAATATGAAATAGAACTTGTAGAGGTGATCTAGTGGCAAATAGAGGAAGTACAACAGCTTTCCAGAATGAGATTGTAAAAGATCAATCACATCCACTGCACCTAATAGAAGTTTACTTGGATAGTGCTACCTATTACGTTACTGATAACTTTAGAGACATAACCTATAACAGCAACACATATACAGCTTTAGGTTTCTTTTTGAATTTTGACACTATAGAAGAATCTGCATCTATATCAGCTTCTAAGATCACACTAGGTTTATCTGGTGTAGATCAAACATATACAAACTTATTCCTAACAGAAAATTACGTTGATAGGCGTGTAGTTATAAGAAAAGCGTTTATAGACACTTCTAACGCTTTGATTGCGGATCCTGTAGTTATATTTGATGGAAGAATGGATAACCCTGTTATCACAGAAGATACAGATTCAGGTTTAGCTACTATAGGTGTAACAGTTTCAAATCAGTTTGTAGATTTTGAAAAGACTCCAGGGCGATACACAAACCACGAAAATCAACAGTTGTACTATCCTGGCGACAAAGGTTTTATTTACGCTTCTCAGATCATAAAAGACATAGTTTGGGGGCAAGAGTTTAACGGTGGTAACAGAGTAGAAGGCGCAGGATCTTTAACAGGTGAACTAACAGGTGCATCCTATGTAAACACGGGCGGTATAGGATTTGAGTCACAGGTAGTTACCAATCCCTGGGGTAATCCAATTCTTATAGATCCAGATTTAGGGGATAGGGTTTATATAAATATTGCAGAGCATGGATTTAGTACAGGTGATACGGTTGACATTGGTGGTGCTGAAGGCACTACAGACGTTCCTGCTAGTTCTATAAATGGTGAAAAAACAATAACTGTTTCAGATCCTAACGCTTTTTATTTTGACGTTGATGAAACTGTAAGTGTGGTTGAAAACTTTGCAGGTGGTAGATCTTTGACAGTATATGGAAAGCCGCAAGTTACAACAGGCATAAAAACACAAACAACAACTAATAAACAAAATGAAATAGAAATATTAGATCCAACAGAAACTATAAAAGAAGGTGGCTATGTAACTTTGAAAAACACTGGCGATATAGGTGGCATTTCTGAAATAGATCTAGTAAATAAACCTTTCAAAGTTGTAGAAGTAGACAGCAACGGCGTAACAACTGCAAAAGTTGAAGTTGTTAAACAAGAAAAAACAACATCACCACCTATTTCAACTGACACAACAGTTGCTAACACCGTCACAGTCAATATTGCAGATCATGGTTTAGATGTTGGCGAAACAATCACCATTGCAGGATCTACGGCTGTTGGTGGTGTAGCCGCTTCTAGTATCAATGGTACAAAAACAGTAGCATCAATTAAAAGCAACGATGCAGTAAATATAACAGTAACAGATACAGTCTCCAGTACAGTGAATAACGGTGGAGGTGACAGCGTTACTATAGATGGTTTGTCACCCAATAGCCCATTTGTAGCAACGACTTCAGGAAGCACGACTGTCACCTTTCACCACACTGCACACGGTTTAGCTGTTGGAGATACAGTTGTAATCATTGGATGCACTGACGTAGGTGGTGTACCTGCTTCAGATCTTAACAAATCGCACACTGTTGTAAGCGTACCAAATGCAAACAGCTTTACAGTAACCGTAGCCACTGCCGCTACTTCTACTGCTGTTGGCGGTGGCGCTTATAGTTATATTAAGTTACCTGTTAAAGCTACTAGCGCGGCCAGGGGTGGTAAGAAAAACACAACTATCAGTATTAGTGCGGCTAAACCTCAAGAAAATATACATTTTGCAATACCAGAATGAGAGATCTAGAAACGATAGAATTTGCACAAAAGGAACTTGATACCCCTTTTGCCTGGGGTACAAATGACTGCAATACCTTAGTTCTTAAATACATTGACGAAGTATGGGGCAAAGATGTTTTGCACATGATCTATGGTAAATACAAAACAAAGATTGGAGCAGTAAAGTTTAACAAAAAACAGAAGTACAGTTTCACAGATGGCATTGTTGAAGAATTAGGTGCAACTAGATTACCACCAAAGTTAGCCAGGACAGGTGATATTTTGATAGTACATGACGAAGCATTTGAAATGGGGCATATATGTATGGGAACTAACGTTTTATCTGTTCCTGAAGATGGCAAAACTAGCATTAGTAAGGTGCTAGATTTTGGTTTTTATAATTGGAGTATAAGGATTAGCTAATGCCACAGGCAGTAAATTTTGTAGCAGGTGTAGTAAGGTTCTTTTCAGGATTAGCCTGGGCGGCAGGTGCAAGTATTGTTGGTCAACAAGTCATAGGCTATGTTGCGGCCGCCGCGTTCTTTTATTCAGCAGGCAGTTATGTAAATAGTCTTTTTAAGATCCCAGAAATAGGTTTAGCACAACAAGGCGCAACGGTTCTTAGCAATAGCAGATCTAGTTCAGCACCTTTACCTGTTATATATGGTGCAAGGCGTGTAGGTGGTGTTCAGGTTTTTGTTTCAACTTCTCCAAGTTATTTAAAAGAACCACACGAAAGCTATCCAGATGGGCAAATGCCTAATCACTATCTAAATATGGTCATAGCGCTTTGTGAGGGGCCAATAGGTGCCATAAAAAAAGTCTATGCTAATAATGTAGAGATCTGGCCGCAAATGGATCCGCGTTTTGAGGGTAAAGCTTATATTAGTGTGCATAGAGGTGAAGCTAACCAGGCGGCAGATGCAGAATTGCTTGCTGTTGCAAATTCTGATGGCAAACCATTTGAGTGGACTTCTGAATATAGATTACGCGGTGTAGCTTATCTATACGTACAATTAGAATCTGATCCAGACGTGTGGGGATCTGGTGTGCCTACTATTAATGCAGATGTTTTAGGTAAAGTTGTAGAAGATACTAGAAACACCTATTCTGGATCTGCATTTTCTATTGAGCGTTACAGTAATAACCCTGCCTTATGTATAAGAGATTACCTTATAAATACAACTTATGGAAAAGGCATACCATCAAGCCAAATTAGTAACAGTTCTTTTGAAGCGGCCGCAAATTACTGTGATGAAAAAATAACTATCACTAAAGATGATGGCACTACGATTACACAGAAAAGATTTACG